CATGCAACACTTTGGCAGCAAAAGGAACTTTGCGTTTTGTTGGTGGATTTAAATTTCTAATTCATCTGACCAATGGCCAGATAATCCACTAGCGACGACGTAACCGCCGATCACCCGTTTTGGATTAAACATGTCCTGTGCCGTAGCGCCTTCCGGAAAGAGATTGCTCTCATAAGGAAGGTTAGCCACAAGCAAACGGTGCGTATCATAGGAGTATCCCCTTTTAAGGGACTCCCACAAACGCAGGATGTCGGATCTCCTGTACTTTAACCGGTATACAAACCGGAGGTACTTGAAGGTCCTTGTCCCATGTTTATCTTGGTATACAGGTTCTGACCTGAATCTGTATAGACGGCTAATTCTCGCATAGTCGAAAGACCATTTGAGACCAGCATCATCCGGGTAATCGGGAGGCACAAACTTTATGGATAGATTGTGCTCCGAAAACAGACGAAAGAATGTAGCCCAGAGGGCCTTGTCATACACGTATGTTAGCTCCCCGAAGTACGAAATGTACTTCTTTATGAGAGCGTTCCATGCCGTATACAACCAAGGTTCCAAACTACTCATCCGTCTGCTAACCGGCGGCCTTAAATTGAAAGGCCGTACGTTACGTCCTACGAGGTAATCACCCCCGCAAGACTCTCTGAACCGCTCAGATCCAAAGTAAGACTTATCTAAGTTTACCTTGAATCCAACATCTTCGCAAACTCTCATAAAATCGGGAGCTTGCTTAGACGGTACGATGCAGTCATCACCATAAACAGATACTTCTCTTAAATCTTCCCATTCCGGGAAGAGAGAATTACCATGCTTTAGTGATAGACGAACAGCGTGAGCATAGGTCCAGAAGACAAGAGTCTCCAAAGGGAACGTGGTTGCATTCCCCATGGTTGCTATCATCTGCAACTCTACCCATTTATTACCGAGTAGAGTATATCTGCATCTAACAGCATCCACAACGTCAAACCAATTAGGAGGTAATAACCACCTAAGTAGCTCGATCGACACGCAGTCACTAGCTGAAGAGAAATCTATCGTGGCATTATAGCCAGTAATAGACGCCTCGTACGCCAGCTCTTTGTGTCTCGTCTGAAGACTCATGACGTCGAGTCCGACAGCTTTCATACGGCGGTACATGACATGCATCAAACCCTGCTGCAAGAACATATTCGCAGTAGGCTCGACACATATCATACGCCTTTTGTCTGCTGTCTTATCGACAGTCGTCGCACGTGACCCCTGTACTGAAGACAGTGCCCCTAAAACGTATCCTGACGATGTCAGGATCGAGTACAATCTTCGATCGTACTCTAGGTACCGTTTCCAGTAAGGTTCAGCATTACTCGTTACCGTAACAGGTGAAGTGAATTTCCTTTCTAAAGAGGTATCCGAAAAAGGAACCCCGAGAGAGGATCCGGAGCTATGTTTACACTCCAGAAACCATTCGTCTTCACAAAAACTACCTAAGACAAAGTGCATCAATGCACGAGCCCGTAAGTGGACTTTGTCCATGAAGGGTGTATTGGACTGGATCCTGGTATCAGCCTTTGGAAGCTTTAACAACAGCTTCACGTTGGCGTCCAGAATCGATGAGTTGGTACTCTCAAAATTCTCGAAAGTACGTTCCTCTTGTCCTTTACTGTCATAAGTAGTTGGTAAATACTTTTTCAGAAACGTATCTACCTGGTAGCGAGTGGCTTGCGCCATAATGCTGTCAACCCCTGGCTTCTCATGCAAGAGAGGCTGAAGGTCACAACAGATGGACTGATAAAGATCTGCTGAGATCTTATCAGGATCAAAGAGCGATGCCTTTGACTTTTTCTGGCGTTTTCTACTAGACATGGAATGTCTCCTATTGTGTAGTAAAAGGTACTCCCTAAGATAAGAGGTATCTAACGACCACGTTTATAAAAATGGTCAAGAAGATCCCTCCAGGGCGAACCCGCGTGCGTTGGTTGGTGAGACCGCACAACGCGACATCCTGTGTCTACCATATAACTGTATGTCTCCTGAGAGGAGAACACTGCAGCTAATAGGCAGGCAAGGACTAGCATCAGTACGATCTCACGCCAATTCACGCTGAAAGCTGCTCAGCCCAGGCTTCAGTAAAGTCTGAGTCGCAGAGCAGCTGGCCCATGCAGTTCAACATGGTCTGAACCTCACTGTTGGTTGTTTCATGATCAACAGCAAGTTCAATACGGCCAGTGTTGACAGTGTACTCGCCATTATCAAGCGCTAAAGGACTGCGCATGACAACGCTTGTACGCGCCTGCGTGTAGCCGTTCGGTGCTGACGCCGAAACTTTCGGGTCCTTGAACGAGAACGTAAACGTGACCTGGTTGATGAATTCACTTCCATCATCCAAGATCATATTCACGTAACCTTGTCCACGGTCCTTGAGCTTCAGGTCAGTATCAGTACCACCAGAAGCGGCCGGTGTTGCATCCGGTTGGATGCTAGATCCTTCAATAGGCATGATGCCTCCTAAAAGGTTGACTCAACTAAGCCTCTGAGTAATCAATGAGGCGAGGTCGAGTATTTTTTGGGCGTCGCTAACGATATACGTGGAATCTATCCGCGGTATCGCGTCAGTGACGGACGGAGACCAGAGTGCGCGCTTATACTCGAACGAATGTTCGACGTGTTTGTTTGCACTCCAATCAGTCCAGCTGTAGACACTCAACGAAAATTGCTGCAATTTCGCATTCTTTGCGATATCGCGGCGCGTTGTGTAGCTTCCAGCTAGGATCTTCACACGAGGATCAGCGAGATTGGTCAGACCAGAAATACAACTGGAAAGATCAACTACCCGATCAACCATAAAGGACAGCGGAAGAAGCTGCCAGAAGGTTGTCGGTAAATCCCGCCACCTTAAGCCGTAGGTATAACGCCAGTCTCGTATGGGGTTAGATATCTCATACAATATGGACGCATGGCCACCCAAAGACTCCTCATACGAACCATCATAATTGTAGTTCGCATTGGAGGATGTCCAGGGACCGTCCACCTTCACATGGTCATTAAAACGACCAGTAGAAGTTAAGCGGACGGGTAAGGTGGGCCTCCGCTCGGTTAGAGTTCGACCAGCATTATACATAGACCTCGCCAAAGGCGAGAACGCAAAACGATACTCCGTCCACACATCGGCAACTGCCTTTGCACGGACTTTGTAAATCTTTTTGCCTTGTCTACGCATTCTGCGGTTTACATCCTTCCGAAAGGAGTCCGCCAAATGGGCCATAGATGACATTGGATTCTTTATGAACTCAAGGGTTTCCTTAAGTTCTCCAACGTCTTCACCAAAGGCATACGGAGAAGCATTAATATTACTAACAGCAAGCAGTTTAGCACGTGCCTCTACGGCGGCATCATCACATTGAGAAGACGTCGGCCAACTTATACCATAGTTGGCTATCATCCTCTCTGTGAAGGCGCCCTCCCACTTTTGATAATAGGTGGGATTACCGTTATAGGTCGCGCGACAACTCGCTGGAAAATCTTCATTGAAGACTTCCTGCTTCACGTAATGACACGGATTATTGACGATTCTTCCTTCAGCAATGGCTTTGGAAAAACCTGGCGTGACGACATCCTCCATCGACTCCTCACCGAGTGTCACAGTGTACGGACCATAATTTGTAACGTCCGTAGAACCATGATAGTAGGTGTAAGTCTGATAGTCTTTGCCCAAGTTTAATAACCTTGAGCGGGACCTGGGGAACGAACTCATGCCTGTCTCCAACCTGTGTCTGTGTGTTGATCAGAAGCCCC